GACTGGCGCCTTTGGTGTTTTATCAAAACTTCCTACTGGTACTCCAGCAGCACAGAGAGCGGCGGCACTTGCTCACGGAGGCGGTATGCCCGTCATTTCTGCTGTCCTTCCTCCAGTCAATCCTCCAGTCCCTAAACCCGCGGCTGCGACTGATGTTTTTTACATCTCTATTTCAAAGACTGGTGCTGATGGTGTAAAGACTACTGCTACTCCCGAAAATAATAACCCTTATGATGTTGGCGACAGAATACACATCTTTACCGCCACTGGTAAATTAGAAGGTATTGTTGTTAAGATTGGAAACACTACTGCTATGGGGGCGGCAGAGGGAAATGCTGGTGGTGTTGGTACTGGTGATGCTGACCAAATCGCCCTCGGTATTAGTTTTAATCATGGTGTAGGTACTGCTCTCCCCGCTCAGCTCGCGACTGGTGACCCCGTTGCTTTAGTCAGTACAGAGAGAATGGAGGGTGTTGTTCCAACTGCCCTTGAAGCTGTTGATGCGAGTGTTTTAGCAAGATGCTCCCTCAAAGTTAGTTACACTCTTCGTGACTTCCAGTATGTTTGTGGTCAGGTTTCGCCACCACAGGGCTACGTGGATGCGATGATGAACCAAATTCAGAGTGATAAAGGACTTGCTATGGATTTTAAAACATATTCATTATATAAATTTAATCTAACAAGTATAAATGGATTATCTACACAACTTATCCCTACAAACGCGGAAAGGGCGTATTCTTGCCTATCTGTTCCTCTCCCTCAAGATGTATATACGGAGATTACGGCGGACAGCTTATCAGGCGTCGTTGATGGCGCGAGAAACTATCAGTATGTCTTGGGTGGTAATCTCATCCCCGACCGACCAATTGAATTACAGAGGTATAACCTTACTCCATCAAGAACTGAGGCCCTCCACATGTTAGAAACTGAAAAAGCTTTAGTAAATTGTGGATATGCGGTTCGTGATTTACAGAATGTAGAAGATAGGTTCTTAATTGCTCGTGGATTTAGTCGTTACAACCAAGTAACCGACCTTAATGACCGCTCACTCTCTTTACGTGTCCTTTATCAGAATGCGACTGAACAAAAAATATATAACCATTATATCTGCCACCTTCGCCGAATGACCGTTGTGCGAGGTAAAGTATCTGCTTTTTAATAGAAAAATATTATCTCAATATAATTTAAAATGAATATTGCGAACAAGGAACGAGCACAAATCTTCCCCGTCAATCAGCCAAGCAATAACACCTATTCATTCAAAGATGGTTTCCCTATTTGTACTTTCAATATTGCGACACAGAACAAATTATTAGACACTAACTCTCTCCGCCTCAATGGTGTTCTTCGTGTTAATAATTCAGCGGGTGCCCTACCTACAAATAATACAACTGCTGCCTCTGCGACCGCGGGCATCGCTTTAAATGAGAGAATTGGTGTAGCGGCAGCCCTTAATCAGATTACCCTTTCAAGTCCCGAGAATAACAGAACTTTAGAGGTTATTAGGAATTATGGGCGATTTCTTGCTGCTACTATGCCCGTTATTCATTCTCAAGATGATTATGATACAAACCTTCAAATTGGTAATCCTTGTTCTGCTTCTAAAAGTTTCAATGGCGCTCGCCAACAGAACAACGAGATTGAATTTAGTATTCCTTTACGAACTGGCCTTCTATCTTCAGGCCAACGCCTACCTTTAGGTCAAAACGGCCTACGTGGTCTAACTATTGAACTTCAACTTACACCCGATAGTAACGCTCTTTCAGGCTACAATTTCTATGATACAGATGCTCAAAATAACGTCCGAACTAATCCAGTTCTCGCGACTGGTATTAGTAATGGTGCTTTTTATCAGTTAAAGAATTTATCTCTTTCTTATGACCTTCTTGTTCCCGACGAGGAAGGGATGGCTCGGCTGGCTGTTCCAGCAACTGGCCAGATTAATTATAACTCCATTTCTCAAATCTACGGGGTCTTAAATTCATCCGACCAAACACAATCCCTTAATTTAGGAACTTCGCGAACTCTTGCCGTCCATCATAACTTTATTCCAACTAATCATATTAATAATTATAATCACGATGGATTTAGCACAGGTCGCCTTCAAAATACAGGTGGAGCAACCGCTAATATTAGGCGAGTTACTTTCTTACGAGGTGGTACAAAATTCCCTCTTGACTATGATTTATTTGTTAAGGAACAGGGTACAGAGAACCGACCTCAAACAGAATTAGACACTAAATTTATGGATAGTGTTAAACCTTATCAGGCTATTACTCATACTTTAGTAAGTCCCTTTACTAATAATAAAATTTCAACACAAGTCACACAGGAGCCACCGACTTCTTTTGAACCAAATAGTAGTCCCGAAGATACAGACACCCTACCCGACCCCGAACCCGTCTTTGGCGTTGGTGTTCGCCTTGACCCTCTATCAAATGTTGGTGTTGATTATAAAAATGTTCCCTATTCTGTTAGAATTGTTAGTGATTTAGACGGAAATTCACCAAACTCTATATATACCTATGTCCTTGCTCAAAATTCTTTAATGTATTCTCCACAAGGAATAATGGTTCAGAATTAAGAAGAAAAAATATTATCTCAATATAAATTAAATGAGTATTCCCGAAGCATTAGCGGTAAAGCCAATGGCGAGTGTTGATACTATGGATATTGATACAAACATTTTAAATCCAGTTGTGAGAACTGATACTTTTATGAGATTTGTTTTAATGAAAAAAGGCATTCTTGACCCCGGCTCTTGTATAGCCCTTTCTGTTGATGCTGGTTCTACTGATGGCGTCCTTCCTATAGCCACAGGAATTCATGCTCTCGTGAAACAGGCTGTTCTTCGTATTGGTTCAAAAGTTGTAGCTGTTACTGATAATTACCCCGAATATGCTACTATTAGGCGCCAATTTCAGACACAGGAAGAGAAAAGCCAAAAAGACATGGTTAGAGTTGGTACAATGGATACAATTTGTCCCGAGAGAGATGAAACTGGTGCTGGTTCAGGTGGTGAGTATTCTTTAAGGGATGTTGTACCAGGTGCTGCGACCGTCTTAAACCCTCTCCCTCAATTTGCTCTTACCACTTCGGGTGCCGATAATAACCAATATTATATTAAATTATCACAACTATTCCCTGCTATGAGGAATGTTTCTCTTCCTCTTTATTTAATTAATGAACCTTGTAGTATTGAAATTACCTTTAACAAACAGAGCGACAACACTGAAAATGGAACTGTTGTTCAGTTTGAGGGACAGGTTGCTAATAATTTACAGAGTGCGAAAGTTAATGTTAATGATGCTGTATTTTTAGCTGATTATTTAACTTATACTGACGAGAGAATGAACCGCCTTGCTGAAATGGTTATGAGCGACCAAGGTTTAGTCATTCCCTATCTTGATGTTGTTACTACAAATACCTCTTTTGCTCCTCGCGCGACTGGTGCTGGCGCGGTTACAGAGGCACAAGAAATTCATGATTTAGGTTTATCGGGTATGAAAGTTCAGTCAATATTAGGCTTTTATCACGACCAAAACGACGACAATGGAAGTAACCCAATGGGTCGTTATGGTTCAAAGGCCTATATGACGCCAACCCGTTATAATATTCGTGTAAATGATAAACAATTATATCCTATTGATTTACAGAGTGAAACCATGAAAGCACAACAGCTCTCACAAGTCTTCGGAACTGATATTAATGTAGGTTCAGGTCAATACTCTTTTAATGCTCTTGTTAATAAAGCAAGCGATGTAAGGGCGGCTGTAAATAATAATTACTTCAACGCCAGCGGGCTCCTTACCGATGCTTTAGGTGCTGGTTCATTATCTCTTCGCGATATGGAAGGAAACCTTCATTATATGGGTGCTGATTTTACCGTGGATGGTGGTATTGGACAGGGTGTTATGGTTGGTCAAACCCCTATCCGTATTATATCTAACGTTACTCATCAGAGCACAGACCAAGGTGGTAGAACAATCACTTATTTCTCTATTGTTGAACGCCAAATGTCTATTAAAGGTGGAAATGTAATGGTTACTGGTTAATAATTAAATGATTTAATAATAGTTAAAAAAATTGATTTAAAAAGTGTAATATAAATT